CGACAGCGAGTTGAAGGTGCTGCTGCGGGCCAACGGCGATCGTGCGCCGCCGGAAATCATCGCGTGAGATTCATCCTACCCGGTATCGAGTTTTGTAAGGGCCTGGTGCCTGAGCGGGTGCGGCTCGCGGCCGAGCAAGCGCACGCGATCTCGGTCTTCGAGAAGCACGGGATCAACGGCGCCGAAGAGGAGCTCATGGGCGCGCAGTTCTGCACGCGCCTGGTCAACGCGCGGCGCGCGGTGGAAAACGCCATCGAGGCCCAGCGACTAACCGCGACACTTCAGTTGTACGCACAGGGTTTCCTGCTGCCGTATCCCCGACCGGTGGCGCTGCCGCGCCTGCCGCCCTACCATCCGCCGCGTGGCATACGGCCTCCCCTTCACTCGTGACCATCCGCACATCAAGAGCCCCAAGGGGGTCATGAGCTGCGACGAGATCCGGTTCTGGATCCGCGAGCTCCTCGAGAACCACGGCTGGCGCAAGCTGCCCCTGGCGCGCGCGATCGGGATCCACACCGATAACCGGCACGCCGGCGGGCACCTGGCGCGCAAGCTCGATGCCGATGAGTGGATCTACCCAGGGGAACAGATCCGCTTTTCCCGTGGCCTGAAGCGCGTCCTGGCCGGTGAGATCGTGCAGGTGCACCTGGGTGGGCGCCGGTGGGGGGCAGTGGTCGCGAGCAGCCCCGTGCCCTTGAGACTGCCCACGCGCATGCGTTACAACCTGAGCTCAGGTCGCCTCGAGTACGCGCCCACGGTGCTTGACTGCAAACCCACCCTGCCCTCATTCCGCGATGTACTATCCCGCGCCGAGGTCTTCGACTTCAGACGTGAGGGCAGAGATGGCGGGGGTTGAGCACGACTTCGAGTGCCTGGCACATGGGGTCTTCAGCAAGCGGGTGAAGGCCGGCACGATCCCCAAGTGCCCGCGTGGCTGCGGGAGCGCCATGGTGAAACTGATCTTCCTCGAGCCGCCGAAGATCGGGAAGGTGAAATACAAGGTCGGGGATAAGCTGCTGCGCGAGGCGGCCGAGGCGCAAGGCCTGTCGGACATCTCCACCAGCCCCTCGAGGCCCGGTGGCTCGGTGATGGATCGGATCCGCAAGAAGTACGGTGGGCACATCCAGCCTGAGCAGATGCCGCGGGCGGTCGATGCCAAGCAGTACCTGGGCGCCATGACGCACCGCGCGAACGAGATCACCGGCGAGAACATGCGCAACTTCACCGGTGGGTACCACCCAGGTCATGAGTACAATCCGACCGAGTGGAAGAAGGACGAGAAGAGCGGGCGCGTGATCCACCAGGACCCGCAGACCGGCACCTATCGGCCGCCGGCGAGCGTGGAGCGCGTGAAGGAAAAGCCGCAATGAGCACAGATCGACTTTGCCCGCGCTGTCAGACACCGCTCGAGCCGTACGCTGAAGTTGATATTGGCGTCGGAGTGATGGCCGGCGGCCCGTGGGGCTGTCCTGCGTGTCACTGGGTCGAGCCACAAGAAGACCTGGGCCTCGTCGAAACACCGGACGAACCCGGTGACGGTCTGGGAATCTGGCGAGATCACCTATGAAGGTGCGCGTCACGTACGTGATCGAGAAGGGCAACCACATCGGGCTGGTGAAGCACGCCGTGGAGGGCGAGGTGTTGGAGTGTGACCGTGTCGAGTTTGATCACGGCGCGTTGCTGCTCTGGCGTCGAGTTGGTGTGTTTACGAAAGAGGCGCTCGACGATGGTCTGCAGCAACAGTACGCCGACGAGCTCGTGAAGGCCTACGGGCCAGGCACCTGGCGCACAGTCATTCCGCTGGTGGGGGCTAGCGGCAACGAGAAGGCAACCGATGAAAATCCCCCCAGACGGCCCGAAGAAACGCGACAAGTTCGAACGCCTTAAGTTCGTCGAGGACCTCAAAGACAAGTGCCTCGTCTCGCGCGTCGAGCGGCGCGAGCAGTACACCAGCAATCGCTTCTTCTGGCTGTACGGCACCGATGGCAGCTATGAGAACGAGGACACCGAGACCGGGTTAGGTCCGCCGCCGGGCAACAAGCTCTGGCCGCACATCGACCAGCTCTCGAGCTTCCTGTACGCCCAGGACACGACGCGCTTCTCCACCGAGATCGGCGCTTCGGTCAACTCCGAGATGCAGTGGTGGGTGCCGCCGCTGGATCAGTACATCAACGACCACTGGCACTCGTCCAACACCGACATCGTGTATGGCCTCGCGCTGGTGTTGGCGTTGGTCTACAACTCTACCTTCATCAGCCCGCGGTGGAAGAAAAACGAGATCCAGCCGCGGATCGTGCTGCCGCACAACTTCGGCGTACTGCGCGAGGATAGCTTCCAGCTCTCAAGCCAGGAGGCCTTCGTTCACTGCTTCAACGTGACACCGAGCCAGTTCAGAAACGACTATTCCATCCTGCCGCGCTTCGAGCAGATCTTCAAACAGGTCAAGACGCGCGCCTCGGGGATGATCGAGGCCCAGGAAGCGGGCATCGATCGGATCATCATGAGCTCGCAGGATCCGCTCTCGGGTGGCGGCGTGGGCGTGGTCGATTGGCTCGCCCAGGTGTCGATGAACTACGTCCCGCGGGTGAAGGAAGAGCTGATCGACATGTACGAGCTGTACGTGTGGGACGATGAGCTCGCTGACTATCGCATCTTTACCATGTGCGATCCGTGCATCCCGCTGTTTGATCGGCCGCTCGAGCGCTGTGGCTGGCTGAAGACGACGGAGCCGTTCATCCAGGTGTGTCCGAATCCGGACCCTAACTACTTCTTCGGCATCAGCGAGGTGGAGCGCCTAACACCGCTGCAGGTGTATCGCAACAAGTGCATGGCGCAGATCGATCACCTGCAGGAGCTGCAGGCGCATCCGCCGTCCACCTCCGTTGGCTTTCCCGGCGATCTGCTCGAGTACCAGTACGCGCTCGACACGCCCAGCGGGTTTTTGAATCAGCCGGATCCGGCCCAGGCCGGCGGCACCGTCAAGGCCGACCGGATCAAGATCGAGATCCCGCAGGATCTGTACGCGCGCATCGATAAGATCGACGCGGAGTTTGAGAACATGTCGGGCCTACCGGCGATCACCCAGGGCAAGAGTGTGCCCGGCGTGCGCAGCGGCGGCCACGCCAGCGAGCTCGCCAAGCTCGGCGCCACGCGCGCGAAAAAGCGGGCGCTGATCATCGAGGACTCGCTCGAGCAGGTGGCGACGATCTACCTGAAGCTGCTCAAACGCTACGACAACACCAAACTCACAGCGCTGCTGAAGCGCGCTGCCGGCAAGGAGGAAGTTGAGGCCTTCGTCGCGAACCAGTTCACCGATGACTTCATGGTGAAGGTGGACGCGCACTCCAGCTCGCCGATCTTCATGGACGATATGACCGCGCTCGCCTTTCAGCTCTTCAAGGTGAAGGCGATCACCCGGCGGCGTCTGCTACAGTTGGTGCCGGTACCGATGCGGCAACAGCTGATCGCCGACCTGCGCAACGAGATCGAACCTGCGGAAGCAGCTGCCGCGGCAGCGCAGCAGAAACTCGAGCAGCAGCGGATCCAGCAGAAAGGCGAGGGGCGACCCGGTAAGCCCAACGGTGCTCATCCGTCTGGTCAAGAACAGTGAGGAGCTCGAAAATGATACAGCCGACCGTAGGGCGAGTGATCTGGTACTGGCCGCCTCTGTCCTGGGCGCAACGGGTGTTAACACCCGATCAGCCCTTCAAGGCCGATGTGGTGTACGTGCACACCGACGGGACAATCAACGTGGCTGGCTTTGACCACTTTGGCCAGAGGTTCTCCGACACCGGCGTGGAGATCGTGGAAAGCGACGGCAAGCCCTCATCCGATGTGGCTTGCTGCACCTGGATGCCGTATCAGAAACAGGTCGCCGCGAAGGAAATCCCGCCGGTGTTGCACGCAGCCGCTCCCGGCGCGTAGAGTCACCCTCGACTGGGGGCCTAAACGAGGCAACACCCGGCAGGGCGGGAAGTGTGACCGCACTGCAACCGGGACGCCGCTCAACCGCAAGGGGAGTAGCCATGCGCCATCGCAAGGGCCGACGCGGCCGTCGGTAGAACCAGCGCCCCACCTCAGACGTGGGGCGTTGTCGTTTCTGCCCCGGTAAAGCCTTGACAGTTCACATAATGCTGGCCGATAGTCGCCGCCCAGCATGTCCACACCGGCCGAAATGATGGGTGCCCCCACGGGCGGAGCTCCTGGCGGAGCCCCTCCACCGGGCGCTGAACCCTCACCGGCAGCGGCCTCCACCATGACCCCGCAGGAACCCAAAGGCGAACAAGCCTCAGCGGATGCCGGCGTGATGGTGGCGATCCGGCTGCTCGAGCGGGTGCAGGCCGTGCACGGCTCAGAGTCGAAGAAGGGCGGGGCGGCGCAGAAGGCGCTGCTGATCCTGGTGAAGGCGTTCGGCAAAACCGAAGACGAGTCCCTGGATCTGATGCCCGCTGAGGTGAAGACGGCTTTAATGGCGCCGGCCGGTGAGCCAGGTGGGGCGCCCCAGGGTGCAGCCGGACAAGGCCAGGCGCAGCCGGCTGCCGCATAGGGTCATTGGGAGTACACCATGGCTGACAATCGCAAGAAGTTCCTCGGGCCCAACGCCGGCACTCTCCGTGATCCGACCAGCAACGCCAAGGAGCACGGCCGCATGCGCAATCCACCGCGCATGATGGAGATGGGCGGGTTCAACTCGACGCGCAAGGGCTTCGAGAAGAACGACAAGAAGCTGGCGACCGTTGCGAGCTCGGTTGCCTAAATGGCCGGTCTCGAAGATCTGACGCCAGACCAGCTGCGGGCGTTCAACCTCGGCAAGCTGCTACTCGAGAACCCGGAAGTGGCTCTCGAGGCGAAGCGGCTGGCGAAGAAGGCGAACCCGAAGCTGCAGATCCCCGAGGTGGATATCGAGGACCGGCTTGCGGCCCAGCGCACGGAGTTTCAGACCGAGCTCGAGCGGCGTGACCAGTCCGCCATGGCTGAGCGCGTGGCGGCGCGCAAGCGCGAGCGCGATCGGCAGATCCAAGAGGCTGGCTTCACCGTCGAGGAGATCGAGAAGATCATCGTCGATGAGAAGTGCTCGTACGAGACGGCGATGAAGATCGCCGAGCTGCAGCAGCAACTGGCGACGCCGGCCGCCGGCGATGTCATCGCAGGCGGGGTTCCCAACATCCCCAAGGAAATGCGCCCGGAGAAAGCCTGGCGTTCGCTCAGCAATGGGGATCTGCGCAAGAAGAGCGCGGCCATTGCCGGCGAGATGATCAACGATCTTCGTTCAGCGGGGCGACGTCGCGCCCGCTAACAACTAACCACACCGGTGGGGGCCGGGTAACCTGGAGCCAAACGAGCTATGCCCGTCCCCGGCGGTCTTCTCCCCCAAACAGGCCCGCAATACGCTGAGCTAGCAGCGATCACGCGGCGCGCGTTCATTCCGCAGCTGGTGGTGCAGATCTACAACGCATCACCCTTGATGGCAGCGCTACTCGCGAACGCGCAGAGTGCCGGCGGTGGAGTGAGCTCGGTGACGGTGCCGGTGCAGGGTTCGCCGCTGGTGGTGGCATCGGCCGGCGGGTACGACGGCAGCTTCACGCCGCCACCTCCGCTCACCGGTGTGCAGGATGCGGAGTTCAACCTGCAGTTGGTGCTGACTCCGATCCCCTTCCTCGGGATGGAGGGGCTGGTGCAGGTCGATCACGCGGTGATCCCGCTGATCCAGGCGCGCATGAACGATGCCACCAACGTCACCATGGACTTCATGGCCACTGGTGCGTACTCGAACATCTCGCTGACCAACAACCAGGTGGTCGGTCTCGATGGGGCGATCGACGATGGCACGAACCTGGTTGTCTACGGCAACATCAACCGCACGGCCAATCCCTGGTGGAAGAGCTACATCAAGGCCACCGGCGGCGGCGTTCCGACCAGGAAGAACGTGCTGCAGTGGATCGTCGGCCTCAACAAGTACTGCGGCGAGCAGCCGAGCTTCGGTGTGACCGATGCGGGCACCTGGGCGACGCTCGCACAGGACTATGTGGGTTCCGAGACCTACATGATCACGCCCGGCAATGCGTTCGATTCGGACGCGGACCGGCCGCGAGCGGCCTTCAAGGCGCTGGATGTCGGCGGTGTGCCGGTGTACATGGACCCGTACTTCCCGGTGGCCGACCAGGGGAACATCGATCTGGTCAACACCAACTACCTGAACGCTTACTGGCACGACCAGGCGGCGTTCAACTTCTCGGGCTTCGAGTCCACCATCCCCAACTTCCAGATCGGCTACGTGGGCGTGGTGGTGAATGCCTGGCAGATCGTGAACACCAAGCCCAAGGCCTCGGCGCGCATCACCGGGTACACTGGCGGCGCCATCGGACTGATCTGACATGGCCACCAGTCGCATGATCGTGGTGAGCGTGAACACGCAGTCCAACTCCCCGCCGTTGTTCCAATTTCAGGAAGTGAACACGGGTAACATCGGCGCGGTGCAGACGGCGATCGCCGGCGGCGTCAATGCCTTCAACGAGTCGGAGTTCTCGGAAGGGTCAGCGGGTATCAAGCTCAAGGCGATCCTCGAGCGGACGGTCATAAGCGGGAGCTGAGGCATGTTGAAAATTGGGACAGATCTGTACGGTGACTTCAAGGCGGTTGCCCAAGCGATGCGCCCTGATGCAGTTTTTTACCAGCAGACCGAGACACCGTCCTTCTACCTGCTGGCTGTCAGCCGCCGAGAGGACGGTGTATCCGTGACTTGTGGTATCAGCGGCGAATCACTTCCGGGATCGTTCAGCACGGACTTTCCCGGCGCTATCGAGCTGACGCACGTGCCAACGGTTTCATAGGGGATCGCTCGTCATGCAACAGCTCCAAGCATCGCAAAATTCAGTCTTCCTACAGCCGGAGTTCTCTACTACTGCGGTACCGATCCCGATGGGCGCGGGCGGACTGTGCGCGCTGCAGAGCGGCGGCGCGGGCTCCAACGTCGCGCTGCTGACCTTCAACTCAGCGCACGGCTACACCGCGGTGCTGCAGGCGAACGGCACGACGTTGATCACCAACGCCACGACGGGCCACGGCCCACCGTCGATCGGTGGAACCCAGCTCGAGGCTGCGAACTACACCTGCTTCCAGTTGAGCGGCGCGACCGGTAACACCGCGGTGAACGGTTTCACGATGGGGATTCTGGCGATCCCCAGCACCACGACGATGCTGGTGGCGTGTCCTGTGACCGGGGCTAACCCGACCGTGACCGCAGCCAACTTCAACCCGGTGTTTGTCCTGCAGTACGGACAGTACGATATGGCACTCGGCGTCAATTGCGCCTGCCAGTACAACCCAGACAACACCGGCTCGCCCTACATCGCCACCTCGTTGGCGAGCTCGGTGGTGCCGGCGCCCACCTTTCGCTCTCTGCAGGCTGCCTCGACCACCGCGCAGATCGAGAGTGAGGGCCTGGCTGGCCAGACGATCGTGATCGCGAACGGTTCCGCGGGCACCAGCCGCTGGTCGCTGTACTTCCGCTAAAGCGCTCAAGCATCGGTGCTCGAGCGTGAATAGGATTTGAATATTTTCGGGGGCATTTGCAGATGGAAACGATCCGTGTCACCAACAACCTGGACAAGAAGGTGGTCGGCCGCTACGACGGCAAGGACTACCTGTTCATGCCTGGCAAGCCGACGATGCTCACGCTCGAGGCCGCCCAGCACATCTTCGGCCTGGGCGAGGAAGACAAGGCGCCGGCACTCAACAAGCTCGGTTTTTTGATTCCTGGCAAGGAGGGCTGCGATACCCTCGAGGCAGCCCTCGAGAAGCTCGACAAGTTCACCTTCGACCAGGGGCGCGTCACGTTTGACGACGAAGATGACGCCCAGGACACAGCCCCGCGAGGTGGCAAACGAACCGGGGGGCGGCGCCCCCACGCTGGTGACTCCGGTGGGGAGCCGGCCGGGGAGCAATCTCCGGCCGACAACTCCGGAGCCTAGTGGCGTGTGCTCAACAAGTACCTCACCCAGGTCAGACGGCGGATCAGCGATCCGAACGGGCAGGAGTGGTCCGACGCTGAGCTGACCGATGACATCAACGATGCGCGTGTACGGGTAGCGGCTGACACCAAGTGCCTGCGGCAGATCATCACTGCGATCACGCTGCCGCAGAACCAGGAGCTCTATAACATCGCGACCACGGTCAGCACCGGCACGCCGGCGGGCCAGGGCCTGAATGTCATTGAGCTGATCTCCGTCACCATCTACTGGGGCAACATGCGGGTGATCTGCCAGAATCGCAGCTTCACCGAGCAGAACGCCAAGCTGCGCATCTTCCAGACCTACACCACGCGCCCCGGCTCGCTGGCGATGATCGGCGGCGGCAGCTGTTATCTCAATCCGGTACCCGACCAGGCGTACCAATCCGACTGGGATGTGGTGTTGGTGCCGCCGCCGCTCGTGTCGGATGCGACACCTGAGACGATCCCAACAGTCTTTCAGCCGATGGTGCAGTGGTTTGCGGCGCACCTGGCGAAATACGACGAGCAGTCACTCACCGAGGCCGAAAGCGTCTTCTACAAGAAGTACCTGACCGAGCGCCAGGCGTGCATGTTTGCCTTCTTCTCCAGTCGCTTCCGCGACGCCTACCGGCGGTGAGCCGTGGCGCAAAAGGTTGAGGACAAGAGCGAGCGCCCCCTCCAGAGTTTCTCGTTTAAGAACTTCCTGGCGGTCAACACGACGAACCAGCGCACGGGACTGCCCAATGAGGCCTTTGCGAACCTCGAGAACGCGCAGCCGATCGGCGCCGCCAACCTCCACTCGATCGCCGACATCTCGACGCTGCTGCACAACTATGCGCTGGATACGATCTACACCGACATCAATGCCAACATCAGCAACGTCGAATACCTGATCCAGGCGGCGACCAACGGCAAGCTGTTCAGCTTCACGGTCAACAGCTCCACGGTCAACCAGATCAACGGCGCCATCGTCCTGGCCGGCTCAGGCACGGCGATGACGCAGTATCAGAACAGCAACGTGCTGATCGTGGACTCGACCGGGTATTACCAGTGGAACGGCACAGGGAACATTGCCGCCATCACGGGTACAGGAGCTCCGACCTCCGGCCAGGCGATCGCCGTGTACGCCAATCGAGTGTGGATCGCGCAGGGACGGATCCTCTACTACAGCGCCCCCGGATCCTTCAGCGATTTTACGACGGCCTCCGGTGGTGGCTTCACTGTGTTGGTGGACTCCACACTGCGCTCGATCGTGCAAGCGCTGCTGTCGGCCAACGGGTACCTGTACATCTTCGGCACCACCTCGGTGGACTACATCTCGGATGTGTACATCCCAGCGGGCGCTTCGCCACCGACGCCGAATTTTACCAAACTCAACATCTCGGCCAACATCGGCACAGACCAGGTCTACTCGATCCTGACCTATGGTCGCCTGGTGCTGTTTGCCAATCGGTGGGGGATCTGGCGGCTGTACGGGACCAGCGTCGATCCGATCTCCGGAGTGGATCCGAACAACCAGTACAACTCATCGATCGACGGCACGCTGCAGTACGCGGCCTTCGTGCCGACGGTCTCGGCGGCCACCGTCGTCTCGAGGCAGCTGTTCTGCGCAGGGTTTCTGATCCAACGCAACGCCGATCCGACCTATGGGTCTGACACCGTGATTGCGATGTACCAGGGCAATCCCGCCGGCGGGCGCTGGTGGTTTGCCAACTACGGGACCATCACCCGGATCACCACGGCGTTCCTGAACAACGCGCCAGTGATGTTTGCCTATATCGGCAACGCCATCTACCAGCTATTCGCCAATCTCGGGAGCTCGCCGGCGGCCACGATCAGCACCGCGCTGTGGGACTTCGGCGATCCGATCACGCAGAAAGAGTGCATCCGCGGCGGCGTCGGTCTATCAGCCACCGGCTCGGCCTCGGTGACCCTGAACCTCGACACGCCGCAGTCCACCTATCCGTTCCCGGTGTCGGTGGTCGGCCAGGTGCAGTGGATCAACAACAGCGGCGCGGTGGTCACCTGGCAGAACAACGCGCTCGCGACGGTGCAGTGGGCGCCAGGTCAATTCCAGGTGTATTGGGCGCGCTCGCCGGCGGCCTTCGCCAAGTATGTCGGCTTCACCCTGCGCACCACGCAGGGCACGGTGTTTGAGCTCAACAGCTTCCTGCTCGACTACAAGTGGGCGGCGCGCTGGGTGGGGAACTAAAGATGCCGATCGTTGCACCCTTCAGTGATTTTGACCTCGACGATGAGATCGCGCTCGAGCGCTACATCGAGGCGCACGCCACGCGGCACCGTGTGTATAACGAGATCCTGAAGATCTCCGGCGGCCAGCAGCTGCGCGGCACGGTGGACGCGGACTGGATGGCCCGGCACTGGACGCGCACTGTGGCGCTGGCGACCTTCACCGGAATCGATCTGTCGAGTGCCGACTCCAAGGTGCTCGCGCTACCGGGTCGCTGGCAGACGCAGCAGGAGCTGCGCGACTGGATGGACTTCGACGCACGATTCCACCAGAAAGTCGATCAGCAGCTGAAATTGTAAGGGGAGTACTCCATGGCAGGCGCAGTCACCGGTTTGCACACTTTCGGGCCCGATACAGGGCCTGAAGCCTTGAGCCTGCTCGATGGTAATTACGGGCTACTCACCACCGGCCTTAACACGCTTGCCAACTTTGACAACGGCTACATCGACTCCGGCGCCGTCAACGGCCTGGTGATCACGGTCCCGGCGCCGCAGGTGGTGGGCTACGTCGATGGCCTCATCCTGCAGGTGAAGGTTGCCGCCACCAACACGATCGCAGCCCCCACCATCAACGTCAACGCACTGGGCGCCAAGACCATCGTCAACTCCGATGGCACGGCACTGGTGCCAGGGCAGCTACCGGCGGGTGCCTGGATCCAACTGCAGTATGAGGTCACTAGCGGCAAATTCCAGCTCCAGGCCAATAGCGGCGGCGCCGGTAACTTTACCAACGGGCTCACGGTCACCGCGGCCGGACGCAACGTAGCCAGCCTGCAGCAGGCTGCGCAGACCTTCGGCAACGCCACCGACAACCCCACCTACGCCTTTCAGGGATCGGGCCTTGCCACCGCGAGCGGCGGGTGGGCCTTCCAAGGCGGTACACCGGGCAACTACCCGGTGTTGGTGAAGACCAACGCAACGGGGAACACGGCACTCACGGGTACGGCCGGACAGCAGGCGCTCATCGACTCAGCTGGGAACGGTCAGTCAATCGCCAATGCGTTCTCCATGGGCCAAGACGCGAGCGGCGATGCGGCACTGTTTCAGCGTGCCAATCGTCAGCTGTACCTGGGAACCAACGGCACCATCAGAGTGGTGATCTCAGCGGCCGGCCTAATCTCAGGGCTAGGCCCAGTCGCCGGCGCCCAGGTGGACATGACCCCGGACACCGGTACGTTCACCGGCACGCTGACCGGACTCACTACATCGCCGACCGGTACGTGCACCTGGACTCGGATCGGGAAACTGGTGCTGCTCGGGCTGCCGATCAACATCAACGGAACGTCTAACGCGGTCACCTTCGGAATGACCGGATTGCCAGCGGCAATTCAGCCCGCAACCCTCACGCAGTGGGTTCCCTGCGCTGCGATGCTCGACAACTCTGTCGTGAAAGCGGGTACCGGTGTGATCATCACCGCCGGCAGCGGCACCCTAACGTTCACGCTCAATGGCAGCTCGAGCGGCTGGACCAACGCAAACAGCAAAGGCACGCCCAGCAGCGTGCAGTCCCAGGTAATCTCGTACCTACTGAACTGACGACCCGCAAACCACCATGATCACCTGGACCCTCGACATCAACGAAGCCAACTTGATCCTCGCGGTGCTCGGTAAGCTGCCGTACGAGACTGTGGGCGAGCTCATCCCGCGGCTGCGCGCGGCGACAGCGGCCGGGCTACAGCCACCGAAAGATCCGCCGGCGCGGCCACCGAGCCCCTTCAGCCTGGTGAAGGAGCCGCCGGCGCCGTCATGAGCAACGACACCTTCGGCATCCAAGACCTGACGCACGGAGCTAACTCCGCGTTCGGCATTGCCGGCGGGATCAAACAGGGCGGCGTGCAGGGCAGTGCCAGCGCGGCGATCAACGCCGGCAAGCTAGCAGGACAGGCGACAAACAACCCTCAATTGAGTGGTGGTGCAGGCGTCGCGAGTAACCTTCTGGGCATCTACCAGGGCCTCGAGACGGGCGGCGTGTCCGGTTACGCGCAGGCCGGCGTCAATGCCTATAGCCTGCTCGAGGGCGCCGGCCAGGGCGCTGGTGCTCTGAATGTGGGCCTGGCTGTCTACAACGAAGCGAAGAACTGGCAGTCGGGCGCCACCGCTCCGGATGCGATCGGCGGTGCTGAGTCCGGCGCTGCTGTCGGCACCATGATCCTGCCAGGCATCGGCACGGCCATCGGCGCTGTCGCCGGCGCTGCCCTCGGTGCGCTGTCATCGGTGTTTGGTTCCGGCAAGGTCGATCCGGAGAACGTGCCCTTCAACGGCTACACGCAGGCCTTCAACAAGTTGAATGGCAACCCGCAGGCGCAGGCGCAGCTTGCGACGATGGTGACCAATCCCTACCTGCCGCTCGCGGGCTACTTTGATCTGCGTTCGGGCCAGCTGAAGGGCTCTAATCCGATCTACGACAAGTACGGCCGCAAAGGTGAGCAGCGCTTCACCACTGACCTAGCGAACCAGATCAATCTGGCCGCCTCGCAAGGGGTGATCAGCCAAAACGACACGCCGCAAACCGTCTACAGCAAAGTCGTCGCGCCCTGGATCAGCCAGATGGGCAACTGGAATGATGCCAACAAGGGCGCGCTGCAGGGGCTTTTCCAGCAGATGACCGCGCAGTACATGAACGGCACGGCGCAGCAGCAGTGGAAGGCGGTCGGCGGAGACCAGCCCTTCACGAACCTGCCGAAATTCGGCGCCCTCGGCTTCGGTCCGAACCAGGCCCAGCAGATCGTGCAACAGACGGTGAAGCAGCCGCTGCAGTCGGCAGTGCTGTCCTTCCCCTCGACGGCTTCAACAACTAACCCTGGGGCGCAGCCGAGCAGTATGCTGCCGCTCGTCTTGGCAGGAGTGGGCGGTATGGCACTTGGCGCAGGTCTGGGCGGGACCCAGAATCAATTGCAGGCCGGCGGACCTGGCGGTGACCCTTCCGCGAGCTCCGGAACCGGCGGCACGGACACCAGCTGGCTGTCGAACCTTAGCAGCGGTGTGTCCAACTTCCTCAACTCGCCGGCGGGCAATGTCGCAGAGTTCGGGACTCTCGCGGGCCTGGGCGAAGTGCAGGCTTCCCAGCAGAAGACCGAAAACCAGCAAGAGGCAGGCTCCATCTCAACCCTCGGCCAGCCGTATAGCGCCGCGGGGGCTGCGGAGCTCGGCCAGCTGCAGGGCGGCCCACAGGTTAGCGGGCCTCTGGGATCTTCGATCAAGCAGCAGACCGACACGGCCGCAGAGCTCGGCGATGTCGCCAAGCAGTACGGCACGGGCAACCTCACCTCGGCGCAGCAGCAGCAGGTCTCTGACTACGTCAAGCAACAGCGCGCGATGGTCGATAGCCAGCTGGCCGCGTCCGGCAACACGGACGGATCGGCTCGAGACGCTGCCTATCAGCAGATCGACGACAACGCTGCCCAGCTGAGTCAGTCGCTCACCCAAGGAAACCTGCAGATCTCCCAGCAGGCGCTGACCACCGTGCAGCAGACCTACAACGGGCTGCTCAACCAGGCGCTCACGCAGAGCGAGTTTGGCCTCGGAGCTCAAGAGCAGGCGGTGCAGATCCTGATCCAGGGCGACACGCAGCTGTCCCAGTCGCTCAACCAGCTCTTCGCCGGCATCGCGCAAGGGTTCGGCACGGCCATGGGCGGCGGGAAGTCTCAGGCCCCGGCCACGGGTACCAGCGGAACCATCGGGCAGATCGGCCGCGCGGTTGCGGGTCAGGGTGCCGGTGGTGTCGCCTCGAGCGCTGCGGGTGGCGCGCCCTTCGGCGGATCGAGCGATGTCGCCAGCACGGACAATCAGAACCAGGTGAGCTCGCAGCTCGACAGCTCGACCTGGCAGCAGGAGCAGGCGAACCAGACGGACGTGTCAACGCAACTGGACCAGTCGCTCTATAACTTCGATCCCAACAGCATCACCTACAACGATCCATTTGGCGCCGGGAGCGATGTCTCCGGGGATATTTCCGCCGGCGATCCGTTCGGAGGTTGAGACATGGCTGATGACACCAACACCAATCCGGCCGCCGGCCAGGTGGATCTGTCCGGGCTCTCGAGCGACCTATCCGGCCTCGACAAGCAGTTTGATCCGCAGATCTCCGCGGAACGCGAGACCGCAGAGCACTACGAACAGCAGTCGGTCAAGTACTCGGAGCAGGAAGCGAGCGTCAGCGAGCAGATGGCCGACGAACAGCCCGCGCAGATGCAGCAGATGGACACCTGGCTGAAGTCGGTTCCCACCCGCCAGGCGGCCTACGCCACGACCATGCATATGGCGCCGATGTTTGCGTTGCTCTCGGCGATCGGCGGCAAGGTGACCAAGCTCTCCGGGCAGAACATGTTGGCCGCCACCACCGGTATCGTGCAGGGACTCAACCAGGCGAGCGAAAAGCTGTACGAAGACAGCTACAACGCCTGGATGGCGCAATACAACAAATTGAAGGAACACCAGCAGAACCTGATGCGCCAGCACCAGTTGATGCTCGAGGCCTACAGGGGGCGCGCGGATGCGTACCAGAAGGCAGGCGATGCCGCGAGGCGCATGACCGGGGACTTGTTGGATCAGAAGCAACAGGCCGTGACGAGCAAAATCCACAGTTTCCAGGCTCAGAGCCAGGCCTTCGATCGCATCACCAAGGCGAAATACGCGCTCGAGCAGCTGCATGAGCGGCAGCGGCATGACCTGGCGCAAGAGGCGCACTGGAAAGAGATCAACGAGCGCATCGCCTCCGGCAAGGTGCCCCCGGCGATGGCCCAGCAGCTCAAAGCCGAGCACGAAAATTGGGCGAACGCGAAAGCCCAGGTGGATGAGTTCGTGAAGCAGCGCGGCCAGATCAACAGCAACCTGTCGCTCAACGATGAGGTCAAGGGGCAGATGCTGCAGCGGATCGATGATCAGATCGCAGCGCTCGAGCTCTCCATGGACCAATCGGTAGCACGCACCCGTGCGCTCGCATCGCAGATTCCGGCCACACCCGGTGCACACCCCGGCCAGACCCGGCCAAATCCGGCCCAATCCGGCCAGGCGCAACCAGGTTCTGCCGGACAACCACAGCCCGCGGCCGCGCCTGGGAACAATGCTGGCGCTGCAGCGGCGACACCGAAGCCGGCCGCGTCGACACCACCGGGTACCGACCAGAGCAACCAGGTTTCCCCAGGCAAGCGCGCCGCGCTCGAGCAGCACAAGGGCCAGCCGGTGACCTTCGGCGACAACACCACCTGGATCATGGACCAGAACGGTGCTATTTCGAGGGTCCACTAGCGCAGTTGAGGCTCCACTATGGCGACCAACCCCGACGAGGTGGTCAGCGTAGGTACAGCGTCTACACAACGTCATGACGCCGATGCCGTGGTCAGCGTGGGCGGTTCTGGGAACAATTCACCGGCCGATCAAGTCAAGGCAATCAACGGTGTAGCGCTTCAGCGTAGTGGCTTCTGGGCCGATTTTGGGCAAGGTACCGGGGGCGTGGGTGGCATCCTGAAGGCTCCCTTCACCGAGTCGATCCCGGCTGAGCTCGCGAAAGCTGCGTACCACGACCCGATGACCTACGTGCTGGGCGGTGTGCCGGGCCTGGTGTACAAGAAATTCAACGAGTTTCTGCACTCGGACGACAGCAAACCCCTGGGTCAGCGGATGCAGGAGTCCTTTGGCGCGCTCCACCAACAGGTGAAGCAGCACCCGGGGGTGGCGGTCGGCTCGCTCGTGAAGGGGTTTGCAGCCGATCCTGAGCTGTTCTTTCTGCCCGGTGCCGGTGAGCTCAAGGCCGCTGCGTCTGTCAGCAAGGCTGCCTTGGCCGCCGGAGCGGGCGCCAGGGCGGCGCGCGTCGCAGGCGCTGTGGCAGGTGGCGCCGCACGCGCCGGCGGCGCAGCGGCGATTGGCGGCGGAGCGGAGCTCGCTCGCGAGATGGGGGAGAACCAGCCGCTGGATCCAGGCGCGCTGGGGGTCTCCACCGTGGTCGGTGCCCTCGCCGGCGGGGTGCTCCAGGTGCACCCGAAGGCTGCGAAGATGACCCCGGAAGAGATCGATCGCTTCCTGGTGCCCAGCGCCCAGACCGGCGGGGAGCCCCACCCGCAACCCACGGTCACCCCCACCGCGGAAGGCTACCGGGTGCACTCCCCTGGCAGCGCTGAAGGCCGCACGTTTCCAGATCGGGCTTCGGCTGAGGCCGCCGCCAAGGAAATCAGCGAGGTAGCGAGCGCTTATCGTTCCATGGGTGCGGTTCCACGTGGAACCACT